TGGGCTGCCATGTTTGGCGGCTTGCCGAAGTAGTTTGTGCCGTGACCTAGTTTCTTGGCCGACTGACGATAACTGTCTTGCCGATGAAACATGATCCCGTCGCAGAATTTCTTCCACTCGGCGGGGTCTTCGGGCCAAGCGAGGTTGGGCCAGCACATACGGCTGACGGTTGTGTGCAGATCGCCGCCTTCGCAAGCGTCCAGATAGTGCCCGGCAAACTCAGGGCCAACGGCTCCGGTCCAAGACTTTTTGCCAAGAAGCCTTGCGATATCTTTGGCGTCATAGTCATAGAACGTCTCCCAAAGCCTGGCACCGACGTTGCGGGCGTCAGCTTGCTCGAGGTCAATGTTGAGAAAGATCATGCCGGGATCAGCTTCGAAAGGCTCACGCAATGACCGATCGACGTTTTGCAGATTGGTGCCGGAACCGAAGTCTGAATAGGCCGAAGACAGTCGACCGGTGTTTGTTCCTGCGATGTTGTAGCCCGTGCGGATGCGGCTGTCCTCGTCAATCTGGGTGCGTAAGAAGCCAAGAGACTTACTGATCCCCCGCATGATAAGGATCATATTGCAGAACGGCAGAGCAAAGAGGTGGACCTTGAGTTTCTCCAAGGCCTCCTCATTTACTGTTGCTGCAAAAATTCCATTTGAGTTTCGTTTCTTGATTTCTTTGAAACCGAGGCAGGTGTAGAACAAGGACTTGATCTGCATCGGCGAGGCCGGGTTGAAAGGGCCATCAAACAACTCGGTGCAGAGATAATCGAACTTCTCTCGCACCTCGTTGTAGGTTTCAGTCAGCTCTTTGATTTTCTTGTCGCGGACTTCCTTGTTGATGTATACGCCGTGAAGCTCCATCTCCATGTAAGGAGCAAGCTTGTCGAGCGCCGTCGCATAAGTCTCTTGGACTTCGGGATCGGAGTTGATCTCCTCTTGCAAGACGTTGTAGATTTCTGCGGTTACGCAGCAGTCAAGGCCATTGTAAATCCATGACGCCTGATTGGCGGTCAAGGTTTTCATCATGGCCTCGTCGAGAAAGGCGGTGTCGAATACGTCAGCCATTAGCGATAGACTCTGTATGAGGAGCATACAAAAAGACCGGGATAGAGGCTATTTTTGCGAACTCTATTTCGCCGGCTACACCTTTCGACTCCCGCCAACCATCGAGAATGAGAACATAGATGGACTCGGCTAAAGCCAACATGTGATGATTGTAGTTGGCCCAAAAGTTGTAGTCAGTTGGCATCTCATATCTGTGAGCAAGCCAATGACAGTGAACGATTGGACTGTAAATCATTTCTCCCTTTTGTAGGAGTTTGGCCGTAGCCCGTTCGGCAGCCATATAGCGTTGCTGCCTGATGTTAGAGTCTGGGTGAGAGTAGGGGGATGCGAGATAGATCATGGTTTCAAACTCAAGAAAGGAGGAAAGCCATAACGGCGGATAGCGCGATCGGAAAATTCAATGGTCCAGAGATCGGCGGGAACTGTCGTTGACTTGATTGCTTGTGCAAGGTGAGCGGCGATTGTTTTGTTGCCGTAGCCCCTCAGATCACCGCTGCGCTGCATGACGCCTTCGTCCACGCTGACCTCAACCTCGAAGAACCCGCCCTCGGTTGGAAGGACGGGATGAGTTTTCTCAACTATCCGGGTGCGAAGCGTGGCGAGGATCATTTCAAGTCGATCCTGCAAGCGACCGTAGGCAACGGAGGCTCTGGCGGAAAGATAATGTGGTCAAGCGAAAACGAGCGGCGCTCGCCCTTGTGCACGTCGATGCCGGTCAGAAACCAGCCGGGCTCGTAATCGAAGCCGGGGTTTGTGAGGTATTCAAGGCACTCCACGTCGAGCATACGATCGCTTGTGATGCCTTTGTAGTTTTTGTAAGTGAATGAAAGGATCATTCTGCTTTCTCCTCTTTTTTCGGCCGCGCCAGTGCGTCGATCACGGCCTGGGTTATGTCTTCCGCCTGTTGCTGATTATAACAATGCGGAACAACGGCTTGGAAAATCTTCCAGAAGCGAGCGTCTTTCATAGACTGGTTTCCTTTCAGTAGGTAGATGAAGCGCACGTCAGTCTTCCTTCTTCAACGTGCTGTGGTCGTTGCGCATGAATTTCCAGCTGGGCTCGTTAGTGTAGATCGAGCCCAAGAAACCGAGAGACTTTTCAAGCTCGGGCTGCAGTGAGTGGTGCTGGAGCATTGTGTCGCCAAGAAACTTGGGGCATGGTATTCCCATCCGCTTCCAGAAATATTTCATGTCATAGGAAAAGTTTTGACCGATCATCGGGAACTCGGTGTTTATGCGGCGAACCCAGGCCCAGGCGGCTCGTTCCTGTTCGAGGGTTGGCCAGAAATTTCCACTGCTTTTCTCGCGATCGTAGAAAGGCAGGACGATAGCACGAGAGCCGTCTGCAGTGGAGTAACCCACTTCTGTGATATCAAGTCCAATGGTCTCAATGTCGCAAGACAAGAACGGCTGACCAACAAGAAACTCATGGTAGAAGTCCTCGATATCCTGTAGATCGGGGTTCATGTAGATGAGGTGCGACGGACGGCGAAGCTCGGGAAAGAGGCATTCGCGCCGGGTTTTGCTGACGTCAGCTAGGACGATCGGGCGCAGGCCATACTGTCGCATGACAGAGTTGGGGTGCCATGTGGGGATGACCTTGCGGACAAGGCGATCGCCACCAATCTCAGTCGAAAGATCGAAGGTCTCGAGCGGAGACCCTCGATACTTTTTGATCCCCTGCTTTTTGCACAAAGCCCAAAGCGCGACGTTGCCCATTGCAAGGATCACATTGGGCTGTCGGTTACGGATCTCGGTGTAGAGTCGATGCAGTTCGTGCTGGAAATCAACTCGAACATACTGATCGGGCTTGGTAAACAAGGGACGATAGTTGGGGATTGCGGTTGCCTTGGGTCCACAAAAATTTTCCAAACGTCCACCTGCGGGAAAACGATTGAAGACGTTTGTGAGATAGCAGTCGGACTCAGCAATCCCAGCCTGACGGAGTAGACTACGTAACATCCCCCCTGCTGTGCCGGAAAAGGGGGCACTTCGCTGTTCGTCTTGCTCGCTCCACGCTTCGCCTACGATCATTATGGACATGGTATGGTCATTCCGCTTCTCGAACAGACCATACAGCCTGTGTTGCAGATGGTTTGCCGTAGCGGTAACGGGCGACGCCGGGGCAACAGGCTTGGTTAGCAAAGCACCGAATGAAGGACGGACAGCTCCAAAAGCCATCATTGCGAGGATCATCAGAGCTTATAAAGCTATCGCTTTCAAAGGTGACTTCAGTTTTCCCCACAGTAAACATCATCTTGCCTTTGGGTTTTTTCAAGCAATCAACCATCTCACATTCAACAACTATGCCGGGCTTTAGAATAGAGCCGGGAAAACCTGAGTGATCATGATTGTGCCAGTCAGACCAGATCATAGGTTGAGGTTCCTTTTTGCTTCGGCGACGTATTCAGGGTTGAGTTCCAATCCGGCGGAAATTTTCGCACCAAGTTCTTCGGCAACTCGAACCGCCATCCCGCCGCCACAGGTGGGATCAAGCATACGTGTGCTGTCATCGACAAGCATACGCAGGAAGTGAGTGAGCATACCGTGAGGCTTCTCGCTCATGTGATATTCTTTTGTAGTGCTGCCCGAATAGCTGTTGTTGACCGCTCGCACAATGGGCCGATCGCCCCGAGTGCAGAAAAAAGCAGTTTCATAAGTGCGGCGAGGGCCTCGGTTGTGGTCAGGCAACATGCCCAGGCCATCGCTGCGATGCCAGATGAGCGGGAACGGGTCGACTTTCCAGCCACCGAGGTTTTGTAGAATGTCGCGGGTCTCGCCGTAGTAATTCATCGAGAACCAAAAAACCATGTGCGCGGATGAGGCGACAAAGTTGTCCTGTTCTTGCACGAAGGTGTGCAGAAGTTTCCAATAAACATCTGGTGCGTCATCGTATCCGCCGAGGTTCTTGGCTGCCGATTGACCAGACTTGGTTGCGAGAATGCCGTAAGGAAAATCGCAATGAATGAGGTTGTAGGCCGGAGCATGGGGCTTCTTTGCCCACTCGAGGAAGTTGGCCTGAACAATGTAAGCTCGGCGATCGGGCTCTTCTTTTTCTTCCTGCTTCTTCGGGACGATCGGGGCAGCGATATCGGCGACTGCCTTGACGATATCGTGTTTCTCGCTCATGCGCTGGCGCTCGATTTTCCGGCGAGCAAAGTTGAGGGCGTTTGTGTAGGTTGGGGCCTTGGCGACTTCCGGCACGTTTTCATCTCGCATTCGCTTGATGATAAGCGCATCGCTGATGGAGGCTTTGGCCGCACCGAGGGACTCAGCCGTCCTTGTCATGTTCCATTGAGGATTGATGGACAAAGACAGCTGATGAAAGCTGACGATTGCGTCGTTCTGCTCTTGCCACGTGAGGTCACGACGCTTGACGTTTTCTTCCAACTCGATAAGTTGAAGCTGCGTCGGATCAAGCTCGTCAGAGAACTGAACGGTGATGTTGTCGAAGCCCAGATGTTTGTGTGCGCGAAGCCGACGTTCTCCGGCGATCAGGATAAGTCCCTCACGCTGCACGACAATGGGATGGATCAGACCCCGTTGGCGGATGGACTCTGCCAGTGACTCGATATCAGAGAAGTCTTTTCGCTGCCGCTCGTCGGGAACGGTTATGGAATTGACAGGGATTACGGCGAAGTTTCCGCTAGTCATTCGCGAGCTCCGTTAACAGATTGATAATAAGCCGAATGGAGGCACGACGAGTAAGCCGTGCCTCCGCAACCAGAACGCCGTCAACGTAGGCCTGGAGAACCGGACCTGGCTTGACGACGAACAGGATCATGCCTCAGGAGCCGTTGCGCCCAGGTTGTCATACATGACTTCCGGGTTTTCCTTGTCCGGCCGCAGGGTCAGTTCGCCCAGAAACCGACAGCCCTGTGCGTTTGCGAGCAGTTCGCTGACGGTGGAGGTTTCGGGCTGGCCGAGTGCAACACAGGCAAACTGCTTGAAGCGATACATACCTTTCTCGTAGGCAACCTTGTCGACCGCCCCGTCAGAAACGAAGAAGGTCTTGCGCAGCTGAACCTTGGTCACGTCGCCATAGGCGGACAGCTCGTCCGGGTCAACGTCATCGGTCGGGCTGACACACTGGCATACGAAGTCGATGCGATCGCCCTCGTTGCCGTCCTGGTCCTTGAAGGTCGTGACCTCGGGATGTTTGATGACCTGCCAGATATAGTGGCCGATAGGCATGTTCGATGGCCGCTTGATTTCTTCTGCTGCACGATCGAGCGCGTCAGTAAAACGCATGGTAGTCTCCTTGAATTGCCCACGTCTGGGCTGGGGTTATCCCTAGCGACACGTCTGTCGGAGGGGATCAGAGGCCGTTTTGAAAACGGCGAAGGTCTTTGCCGAAAGCGGTTTCGAGCTTGGCAATGTCGGCACGAACCCGAAAAAGGCGCTCATAGATAGAGCAGGGCTGCGCGTCTTCGCCACTCGGTTCTACCGGAGAGGTGTTGCAAGGTTGGGTGCCGAAAGCGTAGTCAGTCATTGTTGCCATTTCTGCCTGAATACTTTTCAGATGCTTCAGCGCTTCTTCGATATCAACGAGAATACTGCCGAAGGACTCTTGCTGAGAGTCTGGTGACTTGGCAGCAAAAAAGTTTAAGTCAGGTTGATATTGTTCCGGCATTTTATTTCTCCTTCAGTTTTGCGAAGATTGTTGCAAGCCCTGTTTCGAGCGGATACTCTGCATCAATCCGCATCGGGGCAGGGTTTTTTAGATCGACCATGCCTGTTGGCATAGTTTTGATCTTACGCTTGACGTTAGCACCGGTGCCGGAAGACTCGGCGAGCAACAGAGTGTTGAAGTTGCGGGGAATTTTCGGACCGAGTGCCTTGCCGATCGCGGAGGCATAGTGCTTAACCGTGCCGTCCTTGTTCTCGGTAATCTCGATGTGTGAGATGATGATGACGTTGGTTTTAAAAAACTCCCCGGTGACGTTCATCAGCAGGTCGTCGATGAGTGACTGCGCAACAGAATACCACTGGCGCGGGTCTTTGACAGTGGGGTTCATATGTTTGGCCCAGCGGAAAGCGGCCTGGCCGAGGTTGGTCAGAGAGTCGATGACCAAGATGACGTTCGGACCCCAGGATGCGGGGTCTGAACCGTCGTCCCATTTCTCCAGCGCGGTCAGGGTGTTGGCATAGGCTTTCGGCGCGCCGACGCTGACTGTGCCTGTTGGCGAGCTTTTCATCTTGTCGCGGAAAGACTGGTATTGGACCTTGGACAGGTCAAGACGCTGTTCCTTGGCGTGGTTAACCAGCGCGTCCAAGCCGCTGTCCAGGTCGATGATGCGCAACTCGTATCCGGCGGCAAGCAGAGAGACAAGGGCTCCCGTTTTGCCGGTGCCAGAAGCGCCGATGAACATGAGTTTGACAAACTCAGAAGAAGTGTGTTCGGTGAGGGATGGCATCAGATTTTCCGTTCGGCTTGGAGGGCTTTAACCAAACGGTCAAGATCCGGGAGGAGGGAAGCAGCGAGCTCGACTGTTTCTTCAGTCGCCGTTTCGAGGTGAGCAATAGCGTAGACCGCAGCTTGCGCGCCCTTTGCCCGACGAATGGCAAAGTTGTGCATCTGGGTTTTTTGCAACAGAGGGGTTTGCATCAGCGTGCCTCCAGGGGATCCCAATTGTGTTCAGTGTAGTCTGCCTTGATGAAATTTTCCCGCACATGCTGAGGGCGAGAACAAACTCGACGGAAAGGGCAACCGCCGTAGTTGCCGCAGCTCGAGGCGTTCATCGGGAACTTTTCCATCTCGGTTGCATGGCGAGCGAGGTTGATGGTCCACAAGGCTGACTCATGCCATTCGGCAATCTGTGACTCGGTGCGGGTTGTGACGCCTCGTCCGAACTCGGTAAAGTTGATCGCGATTTGAGCTGCGTCGATGATGACGCCGTGAACCGGGGACTTGAGGATGACCTTACCGGCCCAAGCGTAGCCGGTCATCTGGTTCGACGGATTGAACTGATCGAAGAAGTAAGGCCCGATGGTTGAGCCCGTGGTTTTCTGGTCAACCACGTAGAGCTTGCCGCCGAAATCGCTAACGCGATCGAGATGGCCGCAATAAAGAATGTCCTCGGAGAGTTCGAGATTGAATGACAGTTCAACCGCCGGGGTTCCGTCTGCGAGGTGATATGTGGTCAGGCCGTCCTCGGTTTCTTCGCCGTATTGCTCGAGATACCAGACAATAGTGCGGATGAGGTTCGGGCGGGTTTTGGCCGCGTGATCGAAGGTCATGGGGTAGCCACCAGCGGGCGACTCATCACGGACCCACGAGTTGATCAGAGCGGTGTGGACAACTGAGCGCATGGCGTCCTCGTGTGATGCACCAGCGGCTTTGTGCTTGTAGTAACCTTCCAGGGCGGATGCGTAAAGCCCGCCAAACAGAAGATGGACGTTTTGCTGCCGAGGCTGGATGCCTCGGATCATTGTGTAGTAGTATTTGCGAAGGCAGGTTTGAGCAAGCTCAAGGGAGGTTGCATCCCAAGCAAACTGAACGCCGTCGCGGAAAGAGCGCTTTTCCATCAGATATCCAACTCGATGTTCAGCCCGCTAACGGCCTTTTGGGCTGCGGTCAGGGTTTTCGTAGCCTTAACGGCGGCCGGGTTGGATTTGTAGGCTGCCCGACGTTCCCTCATGTGAGCGATGATCGCGTCGAGATCCTCTTTAGTCATTTTAAGGGGGTCTTTCATGAACAGGTCGGTGACTTGGCTCATAGTTCTACCTCAACTTTTATGTCGGCGGTTTCGCTTTCGGTCGACTTTAACCGATCAACGTAGGCTGAAATGATGGTGCGGATTACAGTCGAGACGCTGCGACCGGATGCGGAGTAGACCGACTCGAGGTAATCCCAATCACCCTCCCGAAGGTTCAGGGTGTGTTTCTTCAGATCCTCTTTCATTGGATTTCCTGATGATGAACAGGTGGGTGTCGGGCCGGGCTGGGTCTGGCTTCAAGATGAGGTTTGCCAGATCGGGGTCAACTTTCCGCTCAGCGTAGAGGCGCTGTTGCAGACGCCCAACGTCATTGGTCTCGACAAGGACACCGATACGAGCGTTGAGCGCCGCATAGAGAAGCTCAAGCAAAGGGAGCTTAGGCTTCGACATGGACCTCGACCAGCTCCTCGGTTTTCTCGACGGGACGGAAAGTCACCAGCGGGACGATGTTCAGCTTCTCCTGCTGGGTGCCGGAAACGATGCAGGAAAACTCGACGCCATCATCAATGTGAGGGGCGATGAAGGCAGCTTGACCGCGTTCGACATAGCCCATGTGCTGGAAGTTGTAGAGGATTTTGATGGCCGAGGGATCATACTGGTTCTCGGGCTCACGCTCGTAGAAGATCTCGTCTCCTGGCTGGCAAGCCTCGGCCCAGGCTTTGGCGTGAGGGCCGCGAAAATGCATTCCGACGACTCGGACATTCGGAAAGGTTGGTATGCGCATTGTTAACTCCTGTTTAAAAAGCGCCTGCCGAGTGGAGGATGCTGTGTCCACTCGGCAAGCGTCGGCTGCGGGTAACGGAGAAGAAACCCCTCAGCCGATTTCGATCGAAGCGAGCTTTTCCTTCTGCTTCAGGTTCGCCTTGGCGACGCGAACGATTTCCTCGTTCTCGGCCACCTGAGCGATAAGCTCGGCGTATTGCTCGTCGGCGTTGTCGCCCTTCGACTCTTTCCAGGCCTTGATGGTGAGGCCTTTGTCCTTGATCTTGCCGTTGACGTAATCGCGAGCCAGGCGGGTGCATTCGGCCTCGAGCGGCGTCTGCGACTTGCGGCCGGCGCTGACGTTGTGCAGAGTGAAAACGTATTCGGCGTCCTTGGCCGTCACGAGTTCCTGAGCCTTGGTCTTGATCTCGTCAGTCGGGGCCTCGACACCGGCGTCCTTCATCAGCTTGGTGATGGCTGCGCGCACGTTGTTGCCGATGTTTTCAGCGCGAACCTGGTTCAGCGCCTTGGCTTCGGCTTCGTTGAGCGTGTGGCCCGGCGCGTAGGGCTGGTTGACGGTGACTTCAACGCCTTGAACGGTGATCTGCTTTTCGTTTGCCATTTGTGGGGTCTCCTATTTGGCGGGTTCGTGCGGTTAATATAACGATCGGTTGTGGGAGAGTCAATGGTCGTAATGAGGTGATATGGTTGTTTCGACCGACGGTATGACCATATCAACTCGGTTCGAGCGGCGGAAGCGTGGCGAGCCCTGCGTTGGCTTCTGCTGCGGTGATGACCTTTCGGGCAGGCTGGTAGCGGGCGAACTTGTCGATCCTTTGAGGGACAGAAGCTGGTGGCGGAAAGGAGGGTTCGTAGGTATACACATCTCGGTAAAAACCCTCCTCGACACTTCTTTTAACGCTTTCATAAACTTCTTGAAAGGTCAAAGACCTCGCCCTCGGAATTGGGAATGCCTCGGATGTAGCTGTGGGGGCTCCCCAATCAACCTGAAAGTAACGACTAGAGTCGCCCGATAGCATTTTCAGCCTTTCTTCCACCAGCTTTTTCCAGCGGTCTTGCTCTTCCTTACTCGACAAGGGAGTCGTCCTCGAAGCTGTCACTGGAGACATAGGCCAGATACTTTTTGGCTCGCGTCTCGATAACATACTTGAGGTTCGCGTCTTGCTCATGGTCTTTCACCCTGCAGAGATGTTGATTGAGGAACCACACACGATCAAACTCGAGGCCTTTGGACTTGTGACCAGTCATCAGGTGGATACGACCATCACGAGACATGAGGTGTTCGAGGTAGGCGATGGCGTCGCCGATGGTAGCGGTTTGCTCGAAGATGACCTTGATGCAAGCTGCCGTGTCGTGGACCTTGCCCTCAGCGCCATCGCGAGCTTTGGAAAGCTGTTTTTCTTTCCACTTGGCGAGCTCGGCGATGGCTTCCTTGGTCGGGGTCTTGGTCGAGCCGAGCTTGTTCATGATCTTGCTCAGCGGCTTGACCATATCACGGCCCGAGATTTCGGGAAGCAGGCCGACCTTGATCAGTCGAATTGCCATCGAAAACAGCGGAGCGTTGTTGCGGCAGATGATCGCATCGCCTTGCTGGAGCTCCTCTGGCCGCCAGACAACGGGACGGTGAACCTCGCCGTCAATTTGCCAGTCGGGAGACTGCAGGTCGGGTGCTCGCCAAGTCGCGTTGGCGGCGATGTTCTTGCCGCAGCGGAAGGTGACAGTCAGGCGCAGCTCTTCCATGTCGAACATCTGAATGAGGTTCGGCAGGGATTTCGTGTCGGCGCCTCGGAAACCATAGATCGCTTGGAAGGGGTCGCCGACAGCGATGATGCGGTTGCGCTTGACGATCTTGCGCAAGACCAGGTGGTTGAGGGCCGACAGATCTTGAGCCTCGTCGACCATAAGCAGCTGTGTGGTCGGCCAACTGACCGGCGACAGAGCAGGGCAATAGATCATATCGTCGAAGTCCAACGTGCCCTTGAGGGCTTGCTGGAAGGAGATGATCAGTGCGGCTTGGACGAGCTCGCGCTGGAGCTCGGAAGGTTCCATCGGAAGGCTGAAGAAAAAGTCCTCGTCAGAGTCGATGGATTTGTAGGGCGTGCCTTTGCGGAATTGCTCGGGCAGATAGCCGCCGGCTTTTGCTTGCCGAATGATATCGAGAGTATCGGCAAGCTCTTCAAAGGCGATGGTTTTTTCTTCGGGGTCTTTCAGCTCGCCGATGAGCGATTTGACGATCTCGAACATCTTGCGATCGGCGATGTTGGTCTTGCAGCGGATGAAATTGCGCCAAGCTGCGAAGCCGATGGAGTGCAAGGTTTTGGCCTCACAGTTCTTTGGCAGTCGTTCGGCCATTTCGACTGCGATGGCCTTGTTGAAAGCCAGGCAGAGGATCTGAACGCGGGGCAAAGCCTCGGCGATCATGACCAGTGTAGAGGTTTTGGCGGCACCAGCGCGAGCGACGACTGCGAGATTGGCGGCGCTGTTTTGCGCCGCCTCGATGATTGCCTGCTGTTCAGGTGTGGGGGTATGGGTCATTTTGCGGACTCCGCAAGCATGGCGTCGGCGATGAGGAAGGTCGTTTTTGCGACAGCTTCCCAAAAGTCTTTTAAAGCTTCTTCCGGTGTTTTGCCCGGAAGCACTTCAAGGGGGTCGTCGTGCATAGTAGCGCAAATGCCTGCCAGCGCTTGACCGGCATACCACTGACGAAGGGACATGCCGGGGTGAGGAGATGAGTTGGTGTTTTCCGGGTAAGGAAAAGCAGCGTGACCATCGGAACCATCAGTGCGCAGCATCAGAAGTTCACCTCTTCAGTCTCGGCGATTTCAAGGATGCGTTTGTCCTCAATTGCCTCGAAAAGCTTGTCGGCGTTCCGCAGGATGGTGGTGACGAAGTGCTGGGCCTCGACCGAGGCAAGGTGCTCGCCCATGCCTTTGACAGAGGCCATCTGCCGGGCCATGACGCGGAGCTCACGCTGAGCGCGGTTCGGGTAGGAGAGGAAAAGGCCGATGCCGACAGCCTCGGGGGAGTCAAAGCTGACGTAGCGATAACGCTCGTGATAGTAGTGGATATCGGCAGAAAGGTTGTCCTGGAAGTCGTCAGTCAGGTTGATGACAACCTCGCCGCTGCCGTTTTCCCGAAGGTTCACACTCAGAACCTCGGCTGTCGTGTAGCCCAGCGTCTCGCGGCAAAACTTTTCGATCGCAGGGATTTCTGCGAGAAACTCAGTCATTTCCATTTGGAAGGTCTCCGTTGCTGTGTCCGGGCAGAGTTCGCCCGTGGGGTGATTGTGCGTTTTTTCGGCCGAAATGTCAACCGGCGTGATCAGATATCAATGGCGATGTTAAGGCCACCGAGGGGCGAGTTGTCGACTTCGGCTTGCTTGCGGGCTTCATGGCGAAAGAGCTCATCACGGGCCGCTTTCAGAGCATAGTCCCACAACTCTTCTGGCGTTTGTAAAACGACATAGCCGTCTCGCATGATATCACGAGAGGGGAAAGCGATGAAAGCGTCTTTGAACTCGAGAAAATAAATCGCCGGAGCGATGTATTTGCGGCTTCCCGCGAATTGGGCTTCTGGGGTCATAACGATAGCTCCAGTTTGATGATTAGTAGGCCGAGGCAGAAGACGAGAAAGATGACCGCAAGGAAGCGAAGATAGTTAAACATTGGATGGCCTTGTAGAGGATGAGGACGAGAAGAAGCGCGGAAAGCGCCCAACCGCCGACTGCAGGAACGGGCACAAGCGTGGTCTCGACTGGAACAACCGGCGATCGGCAGTCTGTTCCGGTGCTGGTGACGCAGCCGAAGAAGGTCCAGCAGGCATCATCGCCGTAGCGATCTATGCAGCGGATTTCGAAGCCCTTGAGGCAAACCGTGCTTTCAGTGGTGCAGGGATTAGGGTCAGTCCAAAACTCTTGAGTCATCACGTAAGTGACTTCCTCAAAGAGCGAGGGAACGGGGAGGAAGGTTGCAACGGGGACAACGCTCATTTGGAAGTTTCCT